AGATTTCAATAGACCATTCTTAATTCAAATTGTAAATACTTCAAATTCATCTAAACTGATAGTAAATGGAGAAGATTTGATATATTTATCACTATCAGACACAGACTTAAACACATTAACAGATACGGAATATCTTTCATTTGGGCAGGGTACTTATGACTGCATATCGACATACACTTATCAGATAGATACCGTCCAGGCTTTAAGAAGATTTGGATTTGGACATGGAGTTTCTTTTCCAGATAACGTAGTTAGAAACTTTAATGGAAAGTCTATAGTAGTTGATTATTCTAAATCTAAATATGCTGTTAACTACAATTACACTTCAAATGCCAGTTGGAAACAATCAAAAACAGACAACGTTGTAGTCGATAACAACTATATATCTAATTATCAATATAACAAACCAACACTAAACTCAGATACAAAAACCATTACTGATTTAGAAAGCACAATTTCTGGAACAGTATTTAACCTAAAATCTGGAACAATGTCTACTGCAATATCAAATTTACAAGTTGAAAAACTAAATATGATGACTCAGCAAACAAAAGGTTTTTATATGCATGGATACTATACCTCATTGCCAACTTCAGACCAAGTTTTATTTAAAATTGTTAATAAAGAAAATTCAAATCAATATTTTTCTATAGTTGTAAATAATTCTACAATCTCCTATAGAATAAATTATCAGTCAGGAACAGAATACGAGATATTTTCAGAAAACACAAACAATCTTATTTTATATTCTTCAAATTTTAATTTTATTATTGGCATAGATATAGATGCTTTTGTAACATATTGTTTGACACAAAATCAACAGGGAAGTGGTGCAGATATAAAAAACTTCTTCTCTAACCAATCTGATTTAATTGTTTATGTTGGTGGAGATAATGACTTAACTGTTTCAAAAACATCTGCCGCTAATATTTATTCAGTTAAATTCTTAACAGAAGAAAATTTGTCAAAACGCTCATCTCTAATTTCATCATCTGGAACATTTACATATCCAGTCGATGGAAGTAATATTTTAACTACAGCAGGTTCAGTAGCAAATAACATTGTAGGTAGTTATGAGATTAAGCCATACCAAGATTATTTAAATTTTACAAGTACTGGATATAGGCTAGGTGTATTTACTAATGGGTATTGGAAAAATGCAATTCCTTTATCACAATTTTGTAAAGTAGAAAATGACACGGTATACCCATATAACTTTATTCAATTTAACATTGATTATGAATCATCACTATTAAACAAAACAGTGTCTTCTAAAAAATATTTTGATACTAATAGTTATGAAAATTCAAACATAAAAACATATATAACATTTGAACCAGTTTCTGACTCATATAAGCCAGACTCTACTTTCACTACAAATGTGGAAGCAAGTTCGGATAGAACATTAATTCCAGATGTGTCTTGGGAAACAACAAAATACGAGGTGGTAGATGGATTTATAATTTACCCACCAACTGACATAGATATTAGAGAATATAACCTAGTTATACATATAGATTTTAATGTTGCAGATACCGAAAATAATTTAATTCAAATTCAAAAAATGCAAATATCATCACAAGCATATGATGAAAGTTCAACAAAATCAATCGGAACAAAATATGGAACAGAAGTCATTCCATATACATATAATACATCAACATCACTATATAACTACAATGGATATAACCCATTTCTAATTAGTAAAAGAGAAAATCCATATACATACATGAGCAGAGATTCTGGAATTAGACTAGTTGGATTTGATAAAACAGTTGCTAATACTGTCCGTGGAATTAGAATTCCAATTAAAGATACAGCAAATATAAGTATGTTGCAATTATCAATATTTTACAATTCAGAACTAGATACCAGTTCCTCTCCTTTTTATGCAAAATTTCCAAATGCCTCAGAAAAAGTCTTTGAGATAAAGGCTAAAAACAAAACTGTTGAAGTTGTTTTAACAAGAACAGAAAATGGAGATAGTGCAATAATTTCTGCTTCACTAAATGGTACGCCAGACAATAAAGTATTTTATTTTATAAATGGAAAACACGATAATTATCCAACAATAAACACAAATCGTTGGTACACGCTTGGAATATTTTTTAAAGAACCACTTATATTTGACATTACAGGAGAATTTAATTTAATTGGTGGAATTTCAATAGATAATTTATCTTATTATCAATTTAAGTTTGCCGATGGAACATGGAATGATATAACATCATTTACCTGGGAATCACCATTAACAACAACACCTTATAGTTGGAATTTTATTATTGATAACAGTTATTGGTTAAATAATCTAATAAACTGGAACACAACCTGGAACTCAATAACCTCGTATAAATGGTCTGTTAGTGGTTCGTGGGAAAATGTTTTAGGACCAAACGCAATATCCTCAACAAACATGTATTCTATGTTTACTGGAACAAATAGAATTGTTGGAGAAACAAGTATGACTAATAATTTAGGCATAATTGATGGAGGATATACATATTTAAACACACCAATTCGTCAAACTTATATCACTAATGTATCATAATGTGGTATACTAGTGGTTATGAATATAGATACTACAAAAGATATTGGTCAAGTCATGCCCAACCAAATTGGCAAAACAAAGATTTCCGTTATAGAAGAGCCATTTTCAGACTATGGAATTTATGTTTGGCAGTTGCGTTCTGGTAAATTTTTCACAGATGATGAAGGAAATGCACTATCAATTGACTCAATGCGAGGCGATGAGTCCAGAATTGCACTACTTCGCAATGAGGCATCTTGGCTAGGAAAGCCAGATGGTCAGGCAGTATTTTTTGCCAATGTTCGCAAGGTATCGGATGAAGAATATAGTGAGCAGATTGATAGAATGGCTCAAGGATACATTCCTTCAGAAACAGACCTCGGTGCACTTATCGATGCAAAGAAAACTTTTGACCAATTTGGAAGTGATGACTAGTGAGTTATTATGAATATGCTAACACTCCTGCTCGCCTAGATGAAGCACAAGTACTAAAGAACGAGTTTGCTGACCACGACCCATTCATTAAGTCATGGGATGAAATTAAATCATTTTCTGGAATGCAAACAAACTTTAAACGTAGAAGTTCTAGAATGGTTAAGGCTTTGGGAGATGATGCATATTTAGAATCTGCTGGTGCAATTCAAATGGGTATTGGAGAAGCACGTTCAAATGCTATCAATCCTGGTGTAGTATTCCGTAATGCATATGCATTGTTTGATGTCATTACCCCACCATACAATCTTTACGAACTAGCAAACTACTATGACACTTCATTTGCTAACCACGCTGCCATTGATGCCAAGGTTGAAAATACAGTTGGTCTTGGCTATGATTTTATTGTTTCAGATAAAACTAATCTAAAACTAGAAGCAGCATCAGCAGACCAAATGGCTCGTGCTCGTAAACGTATTGAAAGACTTAAAGTACAACTAAAAGATTGGCTAGAAAGCCTAAACCAGGACGAATCATTTTCATCCGTTCTTGAAAAAGTATTTACAGATGTTCATACAATGGGCAATGGATACATTGAAGTTGGTAGAACAGTAACTGGAGAAATTGGATACATTGGTCACATTCCTGCTGCCACTATGCGTGTACGCAGACTTCGTGACGGATACGTTCAAATTATTGCTAATAAGGTTGTCTACTTTCGTAACTTTGGTGCAAAGAATATCAACTACATTACCGAAGACCCAAGACCTAATGAGATTATTCACATTAAAGAATACTCTCCACTAAATACTTTTTATGGTGTTCCAGACGTTATTGCTGCTATGCCAGCATTACTTGGAGATATGCTTGCCACACAATACAATATTGATTACTTCAACAACAAGGCTGTTCCTCGATACATCGTAACTCTAAAGGGTGCACAACTTACACAGGAAGCAGAAGACAAACTATTCCGTTTCTTGCAGACAGGTCTTAAGGGGCAGTCTCACAGAACCCTCTACATTCCTCTTCCAGGAGATACTGAAAATAATAAAGTTGAATTTAAGATGGAACCTATTGAGGCTGGAGTACAAGAAGGCTCATTCACAAAGTACCGTGAGCAGAACCGTGATGATATTCTAGTTGCCCACCAAGTCCCATTGTCTAAATTGGGCGGTAGCAGTTCGTCAACAATTGCAGACTCACTAGCACAAGACCGTACATTCAAAGAACAGGTAGCAAGACCAGCCCAACGTAATCTTGAAAAGATTCTTAATAAGATTATTCGTGAAAAGACAGATATTTTAGAATTTAAATTTAATGAACTCACCCTTACTGACGAATTGGCTCAATCGCAAATTCTTACCAATTATGTTAAGAATCAAATCATGGTTCCTAATGAGGCTCGTGAACTTCTAAACTTACCAGAACGTGAAGAAAGCGATTCAATGATTCAACCAACCGCTCGCCAAGCAACTGATGCTGCTGCAAATAATGCAGGTAACAGAAGTCGTGACGGAGAACGTCAACAGGCTCAAGCAGATAACACTGCAACTACTGCTGGAAGAAATCCTAAAGGCGAGGGGAGACGCTCCTCCTAAAAAAGTGGTATAATAACATTTGTATAACACTTTCATAAAAAGGGGCTATAATTAATAGTATGAGTATTCAGAAGGCACATTTTGACATTGACGGAAATAATGTCCGTATTTCTATGCCTCTTACAAAAATAGATGCAGAACGTAGAATTGTATCTGGATTTGCTACGCTTGACAACATTGACAAGCAAAATGATATCGTTACCCCAGAAGCATCCGTATCAGCCTTCTCTAAGTTCCGTGGTAACATCCGTGAAATGCACCAGCCAAAAGCAGTAGGTAAGATGGTAGCATTTAAAGAAGACAAATATTTTGACCCAGAAACAAAGAAGTTTTATCAGGGTGTATATGTGTCTGCTTATGTTTCAAAGGGTGCACAAGACACTTGGGAAAAGGTCTTGGATGGTACACTTACTGGATTTTCTATTGGTGGTAAGATGAATAAGTGGGATGATGGCTATGATGAAAAAAGCGATTCCGCTATTAGAATTATTAAAGACTATGACTTGGTTGAGTTATCCCTTGTTGATAGTCCAGCAAATCAGTTTGCAAACATTTTATCTGTTGAAAAAGTAGACGGTGTTGATACTATTACAGGCGAGGGTACCGATGCAGTTTTAGAAAATGTGTTCTGGGACAAAGAATCAGGATTGGTAACAATCACAGAAGAAGAGTCTGCATTAAGTCCAGTCACTGGAGCACAAATGCAAAACATAGGTTTTGTCGAGAAGTCAGACAATGATAAACTTGACATGGTAAAGTTCTTAGTAGATAGTGCTAAAGGCATTAATACTTCTAAGACTATTAAAAAGGAGAATGATAACATGACCGAAGAAAACGTAAACGTTGAATCAGTCGATGTCGCTCCAGAGGCAGAAGTTGTAGTTGACGCTCCTGCTACAGAAGAAGTTGTTGAGGATGCTCCAGTAGCAGACCCAACACATGTAGAAGAAGTTGTAGAAGATGTTGTTCCAGGTTCAGAGGAAGTAATTGCTAAGGCAGTTACAGAACTAGGCACAACAGTTACAACAGCCTTTAGCGACATTGCAGCAATTGTAAAGTCACTAGCAGATGCAAATGCATCTCTATTGAATGAAGTTGCTGAACTAAAGAAGTCACTTGGATTTGTTACCTCAAAGGTTACAGATGCAGAGTCAGACTTTAACAATCTTGGAAAGCGTATTGATGCTGTAGAAGCAGACACCGCTTTCCGTAAGTCTGGTGACCTCGGTGAGGTCATTCAGGAACCAGTACTGGTGGAAAAATCAGTATGGGGCGGAAGTTTCCTCACAACATCCGATTTACTAAAATAAACTCACTAGGAGGTGAAAAATAAAATGTCAGAAGAAATTATTAAAAATATGCCACCAACAGGTACGCCTACTTTTCCTAACGCTGAAGGTTCCTTTGGTACCCTTGGTTCTGCTACTGGTTCTGGAGTAAACTTTTCAGAGCACGGTACATTTATGGGAAACAGCCCAACCGCTACTTTTGGTGTAACAACAGGTGCAAATGGTGTAAACCCATCTGCCACCGCAAATCCAACTTACTCAGGTACTGGTATCCTACGCCCCGAACAGGCAAGACGATTTATCGACTATGTTTGGGACGCAACTACACTTGCACAAGATGGACGCAGAGTTACTATGAGGGCAAATACAATGGAATTGGAGAAGATTAACGTGGGAGACCGTGTTATTCGTGCTGCAAGCCAGGGTACCTCAGACTACAAGAATACTGGTGCATCATTCTCAAAGGTTGAACTAACCACAAAGAAACTACGTCTAGACTGGGAAGTCTCTGCAGAATCACTAGAAGATAACATCGAAGGTGCTGCTCTAGAGGACCACCTAGTTCGATTGATGACTAACGCATTTGGAAATGATATTGAAGACTTGGCTATTAACGGTCAGGTTGCAGTATCTCCAGTTGACAACTTCATCAAGATTATGGACGGATTCATTACTTTGGAAAAGACTACACCTAACGTAGGTGCAGGAGGTTCTACCCTTGGAAAGGCTCACGAAGTTGTAGACTCAGGTTTTACCGACTGGACACCTGAAAAGTTGCAGCAACTTATCTTGGCTATGCCTCGTAGATACCGTGCCATCACAAATGGTCTAAAGTTCTATGCTGGTACAGATACATTTGCCAACATCGTAAAGAACAATGCTACTACCTACAATACTATCGGTTCTACCGAAGAGACTCGTGGGCAGTTCATTGGCGGTGCTGCACAGACCTTTGGTGGTGCTCGTCAGACTCGTGTTCTAGGTGTACCTGTTCTCGAAGTTCCTTACTACCCTACTGGGTTCGTTGACCTAACGTTCCCACAGAACCGTATTTGGGGCTTCCAGAGAGATATCACAGTTAACCGTTTCTATGTACCAAAGAAGGATACTGTAGAATATACAGTGTTTGTTCGTTTTGGTATTGCATGGGAAGAACTGGATGCAGTCTCATTCGCAGACAGTACTACAGAGTAATCTGTAAGCACTAACCCTTGAAGGGGGGTAGGGATTAATTTCTCTATCCCCTTTCTATATTTATCTGGTATAATTAAAATAAATCTAAGGAGGATTTATCATGGCTGAAAATAAAGAAACAAAGTCAACACCTGTAACAGAAGAAGTAATTGTAGAAACAGTTACAGAGCCAGTTGCAGAAGTAGTTGAAGAAAAAGTTGTTGTAACACCAGAACCAACAAAAGAAGTTCCTACATTGGGATATAACAAAGATGGTGTAATGGGTTCAACAACTACAAAAATTAACAAACCAAAAGTAGAAAATACACCTGTAGAAGAAAATGTTGCACCATCAAAGGTTGCACTATTCTCTACAAGAAATCTTTATGCAGATGGATTTGGAAAGATTAACGTTGGATACAACATTATTCCAAATAAGTATGTAGATTTTTGGTTAACCCAACGTGGCGTTCGTCTAGCAACACCAGACGAAGTAGCGGAGGCATTTGCCTAAATGGAAGTATTGAGAGTTCCACCATATCCAATTACAACTAAATGGGATGTTCCAGCAGCAAATACTGCATATTCTGTTTATGTTGAGGATTTGGTGGACCACTCATACGAAACAACAACGCTAACATCTGATGCAAATAAACAAATATCATATGTCTTACCACGTTCAAAAGTACAGTTTGACCGTGAATTTTTATTTAAAGTAACAGATTCAACTGGAGAAATTGTGGTTGATGATAATCTAAGTGTTTATCGTCCATATGTTAATCCAAACACCTTGGCAACAACAGCAGCAGATATTGCTGAGTATAAAAAATGGGAAATTATTGCAAGGTCAATTATGGATGGATATATTTTAGACCATTCTGCAAATGGAGATGCTTTCTATAATCACAAACTAGTTATTGCAAAAGAAGGACAGGGTGGAGATTACTTTCCAATTTGGCACAATGTCAACAAAGTTTTGAAAGTCTATGAAAACAATGTTCTTATTTATAATGGTGAAGATGTTGCTATCACTCTTGCAACACAAACCCCAACAATATCATCTGGAACAGTTACACTAACAACAGCAAGTGCTCACGGATATGAAATTGGAGATGTAGTTACAATCTCTGCAGTTGTTCCAACAGGATACCGTGGAACATTTATTGTTACAGCAGTTCCAACAACTACATCTTTTAGTTTTGCAAACCCAACAACAGGAAATATTACTACAGCAGGTAGCGTTCTTAGAGTTTGGGAATACGAGTACAAGACATTGCTAGATAATTCAGCAATTGCTAGAGTAGAGGCAAATGGATTTTATAATAGAAATGAGTCTACACCACTAAGGCTTCCATCAGCCTCTGGAGATTTAGGTCTATATTCTGGAGCAATCAGTGGATATGTTGCATTCCCAGAAGGATTTGACTACACTTTTGTTTTGGATGCTGGATATAAAACTATTCCACCAGATGTCGAAAGGGCTGCAACAATCCTTATTGAAGAATTAAAGTGTGGTTCAAACGATTATTACAAACGATTTGTTACACAATATAGTACAGACCAATTCGATATTAAATTTGCCCCACAATTTTTGGAGGGAACTGGCAACATGCTCGTTGATAAGATTCTTAACAACTACAAGGGTAATGTATTTAAGCCATCAATACTATAATGATATGCGAAACTACAGACTTTATATACCCACTACTTGCTGATATCTACTACCCAATTGTTGAAACTGGAGCATACGGAAATCTTAAAAAGCAATGGGTTCTAGATAAAACTGTTGCTTGTGCTTTTAATGCAGGAGGACTTAAAAATAAAAAAGACGTTGGAACAGAAGCAAATATAAATGTGGATAACTCCATTATGGGTAGATTTAGAAATGACCCAACACAATCAAGCACTGAGTCTCTTTACTCTATTACAAACATTGTTATTACTAACATTCGTGATAAAGATGGTC